GTGCATATAAGAAGAGCGATGAGCAAGCTAGACAGGCAAAGTTAAAAACTGCTGCAGCAAGTGATGTTAAGCGTCAGCAAGCACTAGGAGTAAAAGGATCTAAAAATCTTGTAGGTCCTAAGATTGTTGGTCCTAAAGTTGTTGGTCCTAAAAAATAAATAAAAAATCTATGATTTTTGGAGGGTTAAAAACCCTCTTTTTTTATAAATAAATCTATAAAGAACTAAAAAGAAAACATGTCTAGAATTACTGGAACTGATGCATGGGGTATGATGGAGGCATATAATGCCGTTTATACTCCAGAAGAAATCTCTGAGGAGCAAATTTGGGAAGAAGTAGAGAACTGGGTAAATTCACTTGTAGAAGAAGGTTATGACCTAAGTGAGTTTACCTGGGAAGAGATGTATGAAGAATATATTTCGGAAATCCCCATCAATCCTGGTGGAAATAGACCAATTTCTAATGCACCATATCAGTCAAGATTTGCTCGTCCAATGAATGCTGGAACTCCACAAACTTATGGTGGTGGAAGATCTGCTGTTCGCACGGTAAGACCTCAGATTGGTGGTCTTCCCCAAAACTATAGGGGTCAAGAACTTCAAGCAGCTGCTAGAGCAAATGCTTCTCAGGTAAGACCTACTTCGGGATCTCCTGCTGGTGCTAGACCTCCTGCTGGTGCCCCTGCTGGTGGTATTGCTAGAGGTAGTGCCCCTACTTCTAGACCTACTGGTAGTGCTCCTGCTACTGCAAAACCAACACCAACAAAGACATCGACATCTTCTTCTGCAACTGCATCAACTGCAGATAAAATTGCAGGAGGAATGAAAGTATATGATGCTCAGAAAAAGGCAGGAGATATGAAAGGTGCTGCTGAAACAGGAATGAATATTAGTAAAATGAAGTATGGAGATCAATTGAAGCCAAAAACTAGAAATCCTTTGATGGATAAAACTTTTGGTTATCAATCTGGACAGGCTCCAGATCAACAGGCAGCAAAGACGACAAATCTTGGTGCTGCTGCAGCAAAAATGGATACTTCAAAAATAACGAAGGCTGCTTTTGGTGGTGGACCTTCTATTATTAAACCAGCAACTACTTCTGCGGCGACTGCAGCAACTACAAAACCAGTAGATAACGTAACTCCAGCGCAGTCTAAAATTGCTTCTATGAAAAATCTACCAGAAGTTAAGCCAGCAAAAACTTCTACATCATCTGCACCTATGCGTGATGAACCACTATGGGAAGAACCTGAAATGGATTTATTCGATTATATTCTTGAGTATCTGATTGCAGAAGGTTATGCAGATACAAATGAAAATGCTCTGGTTATTATGACAAATATGAGTGAAGAGTGGAGAGAAAGTATTATTGAAGATATTGAAAATGAATTAATTAGTGAAGGTCCCTTTGGAGGTCGTCCTGGACCTGTAGGAGGACCAGGAACTGGAATTGGTGTTAAAGCAGTTGCTGCAGCAGGAAGGGAAGGTCCTAATCCACCAGGACTTAGAGGTGGTGTTGGAGCAGGTCCAGTATTCAGAGCAGCAAGAAGAAAGGAGGGTCCTAATCCACCAGGACTTAGAGGTGGTATTGGTGCTGGACCAGTATTCAGAGCAGCAAGAAGAATGGCAGATTGAGAATTATAAACTATATCATAACATAATACTAGGGGTCTTGACAAGACCCCTTTTTTATTGCTAGAATCGCTTTGCTAAGGATGAAGGATAAATAATAGCTCTTAAAGATTATTATATGAGCTATGAAAACCCTTGGAGATTCAATGGGGAAATTTTTGAGTCTTCTGATATTCAAGATTATTTTGGTTTCGTTTATCATATTTACTGCAGGGAAACTGGTCGTTCGTATATTGGTAGAAAATATTTCTGGAGTTTCACAAAACCAAAAGGAAAATCTAGAAAAGTTAAATCAGAGTCCAATTGGAAAGTATATTATGGAAGCTGTCCCGAACTCAAAGTCGATGTTAAACTTTGGGGAAAAGAGTCCATGGACAGAACTATACTTAGCCTCCATAGAACAAAAGGAGAATGCAACTACGAAGAAACCAAACAGCTTTTTCTAAATAATGTGTTGAAAGAATCACTTGACGACGGAACGCCAGCATACTACAATAGCAATATTCTAGGACGCTACATGCGAAAAGATTATGGCAACTTTGGAACAGGCACTTCGTCAATCTCATGATTGGGCAGTTGACAGAATTCATTTTCTTTGTGAGCAAAATGAAGAATATGAATATCAAAATGCATATGCAGTTCAAAAAGAATTTGAAGAATGGTTAGATCCTAATATTGAAAATCATGATGTATTTTCATTACAATACATAGGAGAACAAGAATGAGAGTAGATCTTTACAATTTCTTTTTACATTTTGATGAGAATAATCCAAAACACGTTGCCGCAGTAGAGCAACTTGAAGTGGAACTTGCTGATAAGAATCCAGATTTAATTGATGATGCAACAAACTGGATTAGAATTTATAGAACAAAACCAGTAGTTCCTGGAATTCTTCCTGTTCCTTACTATCCCCAGACAGATAATTACAGAGATGCTCAGAGAACCTGTAATTCTTCTGCTTGTGCGATGTGTCTAGAATACTTTAAACCAGGCACTCTTCAAGGAGCAAAAGGCGATGATGCCTACATTCAAAAAGTATTCGCAATTGGCGATACAACTGATCATACCGTTCAGACAAAAGTTCTGGACTCTTATGGTATTAAGTCACGATTTGCTTACAATCTTTCTTTTGCTGATCTTGATCGTGAGCTTGCCGCTGGGAGACCTGTTGTTATCGGGATCCTTCATCGTGGTTCTCTTTCTGCTCCTACTGGCGGGCACATGGTTGTAGTAATTGGTAAGAAAGGTGAGGACTATGTTGTGAATGATCCTTATGGTTCTCTCAACGATGGTTATACTGGACCCGTAACAAATGGTAAGGGTGCTGTATATAAAAAATCTGAATTGGCACGCAGATGGTGCCCCAAAGGTAGTGATGGTTGGGGTAGAATTTTTGAAGCAAAAAAGTAGAGAGTTCTATTCTGAAAGAAGGAATAGAACTGATTAAAGAGTTTGAACATTGTGAATTGGTGGCATATCCAGATCCATATACCAAGGGAAAACCTTATACTGTAGGATGGGGAAGCACCCGTAAGAAAGATGGATCTCCTTTTAAGTTAGGAGAAAAAATTACTCAAAAAGAAGCAGACGAGTTATTTGATTATCAAATCCAAAATGAATATCTTCCACCATTACAAAAGATACCTTATTGGAGTGAGATGAATGATTATCAACGTGGTGCTCTATTGTCTTTTGCTTATAATCTTGGGGCTAATTTTTATAATAATTCAGGATATGAAACCATAACCAGAGTCCTTAAAAATAAGGAATGGGATAAGGTTCCCGCTGCTCTTGAACTTTATAGAAATCCTGGAAGTGATGTAGAATTAGGATTGCTCAGAAGACGTAAAGCAGAAGGAAAGCTTTGGAAAAAATAAATAGTATTATATAGGTAAAATATTATGGATGAATTTCAACTTGAAGAACTACAAAAATCTAACCAGCAAGTGCAGGATAGATCTCCATATGATCCAAATGCTACCTCAAGATTTCCTGATGGATATACTCCTGTAGGATCTGGGGAGGATCATACTCCAGTCGAACAGGTTAATGTTCCTGAATTAGATTGGTTGGAAGTAACTGCACCAATATTGGACGACATTATTCCTCAGGACGTTTATGGGTCTTCTGGGGATAATATTTCTTTTGGACGTAGAGATACTCCTGAAGTTGAAAATACCAGAGTAGATTCAACAACACCCGCAAGAAACGCAAATGTGCTCCCTAGTAGTATATCTGGGAATAATGTCATCCCTGATAATAGTGGGCCTGGTGATGGATCGCCTGACAAGGTGGTAGATCCTCCTGTCCCACCAGTTGATCCTCCTGTAGACCCCCCTGTTCCACCAGTTGAACCTCCTATAAACCCCCCTGTTCCGCCAGTTGATCCTCCTGTAGATCCTGAAGACCCTGAAGATCCTCCACCACCTCCACCAGAAGATCCTGAAGATCCTGATCCAGAAGATCCAGAAGACCCTGAAG